AGATGAATGAAATCATCAGCGTCGAGAGCGTTGGTTGGGCATCAGAAGTCTGGGTAAGAACAGCTGATCCGAAAGACAATGTAACCGAAGACAATTGGGATCACTTACCTATACAGCAGGAAGCTGTGTTTATTACGATTGATACCGGTGACAAAACATCAAGTTTCTGTTACGACATCCACCGTAAGGGTAAGAAGATCACAGAAGAAGGTGAGATGGTAGATGATGTTGAACTGACCATCAACGAAAAGCTGAGTAATAAGGGTACAGACACCAATGACGTTAAAGGTCGTTTCGGCGGTCTTTTCCAAAAGTTTGCACAACTTGGGGAAGAGTCTTAGGTCTGTGTCTGATTTTAGCATAGTGATCCAGAACTGTTCTGGGTTTACTGTGACCCATCAGGTATGCAACAGAGAGGATGTCCATGTTTTGTTCTACGGCTATCGTTCCAAACGTGTGTCGACAAGCATAGAGATCCCTCTCTGGTATACCTAGCTTCTTAAGTAAGGGTTTAAACACCCTCTTTTGAAAGTTTACGTTGTGTATAGGATTCCCAAACCGGGACCGGAACACATACGTATTTGAGTCTTTCTTCGTACAAAGAGGTTCCAAGAGATCCTTGAGTTCCGGGGTAATCGGTATATACCGGACACCACTTACAGTCTTGGTTGACTTAAGATGGTACTTACCGTTGACTTTTCTTGAATAGGACTTATCTATCAGGATATACCCATCGTAAAAGTCGACGTTACCGATTTTAAGACCGGCTGCTTCACCATTACGTACGCCGGTGAGCAGCATGAACTTGATATACGGGTAGTAATACTTCCGTGTATAGGGTTTATCATACAACGCGTTTAGAATCTTATGGATCTGTTCGTCAGAGTAAGGTTCACGCGTCTTACTTCTACCTGGTATTTTCCTGGTAGAAAGATCTTCCATGATGTCATACTTAATCAGCTTCTTCTTAAGACACCATTTGCTGAATCGACGTAGGATTGCCAGTCTGTTGTTATAGGTGACCGGCCCGAGCTTCGAATCGGTAAGTAGTCTTTCTGGAATCTCGTATAGAGTCTTGACATCCCAGCGTTTGATCATTCTTGAAACGGTGACAACGTTGTATGGAACCTGGTTTCCGAAGAGAGTCATCCATCTACCGTAAGCATTCGTTGGAGTGATGTTCATAACTAACTAGTTTATAGCTAGTTAACACACCTGAAAACGACTCTGTCAAAGTAATGCTCTAAACCAACTGAGCTAACGATCCATGGCGTGTTCTAGCCGATGTAAGATAGTAAAAATCGGAAACAACAAAATCCATAACTTATTGATACTCAATAAAACCTTAAATCCTACCTATGTAAAACGTTTTGTATAACTTTACTTAACGCAAACGTTTTATATGGCAAGCAAACGACTGTCCGTCACACAGATTAACGAAATGAGGTCCATGGTTAAACAAGGTGTCGCTCCAGAAGACATTGCCAACCACTTTGGTATAGCGATTTCTTCGGTACACAACTACAAAAACCGTTTTAAAGCCGAAGGACTGGACTTTCCTTCTGTTCGTGGTAAACGTCCAACAGGATCTGTAGAGGTCAACCATACGTCTCCAGGAGGCTCAGAAGTACCTATAATCAAAAGTACCGGTGAATACAAGTTCGTAGTCAACGGTATCTCGGTACAGATATCCTCCGAGGCAAAAGATGTCCGTATAGACAAAGACGGCATCAAGATCAATTTTTAATAAGTAACCGGTAACGATAGCAAAGGGGTGGGATTCAGTTCTCACCCCTTTTTTGTTACCTAAATCCGTGAAAACAAAACATAAGTAAATGATTAAGAAGCTTTTACGAAAATTCTTTCCCTGGATCGCTGATCTGGAAAGAAAGAACGAAGAACTCAAAGCAGAAGTCGACAAACGACAAGATGCCATCAACAAGACAAATGCGTACTGGAAGAAGCGTTTTTACGAACGTGAACGACGTCGCTAACAGATTATAGCCCTATTATCCGGCTTTTCATTTTTTACCTATTTGTAGAGTTATTTGTAGAGGTTAACTTAGTAGCAACTAACCTGTACACCATGCTCTACCAGTTACCCAACGGCAGAGTTATCGAGCTCAGTACAGAACAGTATCTCGAAATGTCCGATGAAGAACTGGAGTACCTTATTGCACACAACTACGGAGAAATGGTTGACAATCCATGGTTTGGATCCGTAATACACAAAGGAACACCTGTACAGGACGATATAGAAGATACTTTTCCTGAGTTAACCGATATCCCTGAGATTGATAAGCTTACCGACCCAGACTTTACTGAAGAAGAGTAAGCGTTAAGATAGAAACCCCTTACATTTTTATACCGGACCCCGGACGACTTCTTGTCTCCGGGGTTTTCTTTTTTAATCACTAAAACCCCTTTTGTTATGTCAAAAGTGACAGTGTGTGCCGACAAAGACGGCAACGTTATCGGTGTATCCGAGAACAACCCCGAGTACGGTTATGTACGCGTGGAGCAAACAATCCAAGAGATCAACGACCAAGGCTGGCTGCGTATAGCTAAGCGCTCTGCGTTGATTAAAGGTAAAGTAGAAGATCTCCAGCAGATGAACTTTGCAGATGGTCAAGAGCTGGAAGGTAAGATCGTGGTAAAAGAGTCTCTGACTCCGTTCAACACAGATGAACCGGACCGCGATTTGAAGATTGCCGGTGACACTGGTGTGATCTGTCGTCAGGACGATCAGCCGATCTACCGCCAAGCCAATTACACAACAAACCCTGATGCGTTCGATGTGTTTGTAACACACACCAACGGCCAGGAGATCAAAGATGTACAACAAGCTCAGAAAGCTATGAACGCTTTACAAGCAGCTGGTAAAGCTCGTTTGGAAGCTCAGTTGTAAGAAAAAATGTAAACGTAGACGTAGACTGTAAATGGGAACCAGGTATCTATCTGGTTCCCATTCTTTTTGTAGAACTCTTTGACATCTTGTAGACTTTTATTATCTTCACCTCTCTAAAACCCTAACCATGGTTGCATCATCAAAACCAACAGGGACGCCGGTTTACCGGCAGAAACTGATCCAACAAGTTCAGTACCAACCAACTGTAGAACACGTACAACGTATTCAACAGAAAGGAACCGTCCATTACCAACATCCGCCCGTTTTTAATGCTGTACAACTTCGTCTGTTCAATGAAGCGCTCTATGGTTTATACGCATATAAACCCAAGGAGATCGCTAAGATCAGCAAGTCTAACCGTAACTACATCATGACCAAAACCAGAAAGGTTCAGAAGATCCTGAGTCTCTGGTATAACGATCTCAAGTATCGCGAGATTAACTCTCTGCTGACAAGTCTATTTCCCCGGTCCAAAACTGCTAAAGTTATGATTACCATGGGATACGACAAGAAGGTAGTCCGCCAGGAAGATATGGTCAAGTTAGGAGTAACTCCTAAAGATGTGGCTGAACGTCTTGTACAGAATCAACTATTACCCGAAAACTTCTTCCAACTATAACATGATACAAGTAAAGCTCAAACCTTGTGCTGGGTGTAAAGAACTCAAGCACATCTGGAAATCCCATGGTAAAGAAAAGTACTGTAAAGAATGCTGGTACTCTATCGAGAAACCTAAGCGGATACCACCGGTGTCTAAGAAACGCAAGGTTGAGCAAGACGAGTATAGTAAGAAAAGAGAACTCTTTCTGATAGCCAATCCCAACTGCCAGGCTAAGCTAGTGGGGTGTACCGGTAAAGCTACCGATGTACACCACGCTGCTGGCCGGACAGGGGATAACTATCTCAACATGTCCAAGTGGAAAGCTTTGTGTCGTAGCTGTCACACCTGGGTTGAGACACATCCAGAAGAAGCTAAAGAGCTTGGACTATCTGAATCACGTTTAAAAACAGAAACTAATGAAGAAAGTATTAACACCTAACCTGGTGTTCTTAGTAGTGTTTACACTGATGATGATCCTGATGTTTAGCTGCAAGCTTCCCAAAGAGGATTACAAATACAGGGTGTACTACAGAACCAATGAAAACCACAGTGACTACACCAACAGCATTGAGTATCTACCCAACGGTGGTATTAGATACACTGACGAGTGTAATCGTCAGGTAGAACGCTTTGGTACATTCTCCATAGTAAAACTTAAATAACATGAAACCATCTGATTGGCTTTGGTTAGGCATCTGTATAGGTGCATTTATTATCCTGTCTGGACTTAAGATTGAGTTCAAACCTTTTAGACTATCAGCACCAGGTTGGATGAACGCTGTAGGTTGGCTTTTGCTTTCAGCAGGTGTCTTATTCATTTCTACATATGATAACGTTAGACAGTATGGTGAAGGATACAAGAAAGGTCTGAAAGACGGTGGCGATCTTATGATCAAGAAACTTGACGAAGCTATTAAAAAAGCAGGAGAAGAAGATAAAGCTAAGAAGACACAAGCACACCTATGAGTATTCAACAAGATGCGTACGTTGACTACCGCGCTATGGTAGTTAACTGGTTAGCTCGCAACAGATGGGAAGCTTCTGAACATATCATCGACATCATCGTGTCGGTACTTATGACACGAGACAATGTACATGTTCTTTCTAGTCGTTTTGTTGATGCTGTAATCAATAACGATTTAGGTGGAGCTGTTATGTACGGAGACGAAGAGTGTCAAAAGAATCTCACGCTCATCTACAAGGCTAAGTACAACATTAACACGTACCACTTAGCTCAAATTTATCGTGTTAAAGAACCTGAAGAACATGTCTAAACGAGATCAAGTTCAAGACGAAGGTTTAGAAATAGCTAAGGTCATACCCCGGTGTGGTCTTGGTATTTCTATGGGTGTCGGTAAGACTTTTATAGGTCTTAAGTATCTGGAACATTTCTGGAACGAAAATACCTGGAGAAAAGCTCTTGTCGTTGCACCCAAGGTAAGCATATTTGAAACCTGGAAAGACGAAGCAGTTAAGTTTGGTATAGACCCTGCTATGATGGTTAGCGTTACGTTTACAACGTATCTGTCTTTACACAAACATAACCCATCAGACTATGATATTGTCATACTGGACGAGTGTCATAGTCTACTTTATGGTCACGAGGTATTCTTAGGTGCTTACGCCGGTAGAATACTAGGTCTTACAGGTACACCACCCCGCTATATCAAAAGCGAGAAAGGACAGATGGTAAACAAATACTGTCCCGTCCGATTTAAGTACATCACAAAAGACGCTGTGGACGATGCAATCCTTAACGACTATAGGATCATTGTACACCAATTGTCTTTGTCATCAGCAAATACGTTAAAACAAACTACCAAGAAAGGAGCTAGTTTCTATACATCAGAACAGAAAAGCTACGAATACTGGACTAAACGTATTGCGCTGGCGTCTACAAAGAAAGAAGAACAGATAGCTAGTATCATGAGAATGAGAGCGCTGATGGACTTCAAGACCAAAGAAGTATACGCCAAAGAACTGTTAGCTGAAATGGAAGACAAGTGTCTTGTCTTTGCCAATACACAAGAACAAGCTGAGCGTATCTGTAAATACGCTATTCACTCAAACAACCCTGATGCTGACAAGTATCTGGATATGTTCAAGAGAGGTAAGATATACGAAGCGTCTTGTGTACTGCAGCTTAACGAAGGTGTGAACATACCAGGTTTAAAAGCCGGTATACTATTACATGCGTACGGTAACGAGCGTAAATCCGCTCAACGTATCGGTCGTTTACTACGTCTTAATCCGACAGAGATGGCAACAGCTCATATACTCTGTTATAAAGGTACAGTAGACGAACGCTGGGTAGCTGAAGCTATCAAAGACCTGGATCCTTCTAAAGTAAGCTATTACGATTCAACACAAAAAGAAGAAGATCTATTCTTATGAGCCAACCATATTTTACAGGACGACTGCACAAACAACAAGGACGTCTTCAGTCAGGTAACCTGGCTATGAAAAAACAGTTCGAACTGTTTGTATCAGCCATACCTGATGGAAGCATCGTGGAAGTTTTCTACGAAGTACAAAAAGATGACGGCACCTTACCTCAACTGGCCAAGCTACATGTGATGATCCGAGAGCTGGCGATATTCACCGGTGAATCGGTAGAAAACATGAAGCTGCTGGTAAAAGACAGAGCAGGTCTTTGTATAGCTAAAGAAGTTGCTGGAAAAGAATACTTTCTAGCTAAGAGCTTCGGAGACTGTTCCAGAGAAGAACTTGCTCTAGCTATACAAGCTGCCATTGATATCGGCAACGACGTTAACTGTCCTGTTGGGTAGTTAAGTCTTCCTGGGTAGCCAGTCCTTTTTCGACTGCTACACGCTCCAGGTACTGAATCATGTAAGCCAGAAACGCGTAGTGCTGGATCCACTCTTCATCAAACTCTTTATTGAGAATCTTCTGATAAGCTTCTTGGATTTCTTCTTCGGTTTTATCCGCCAGGAGAAACAACAAAAGCTTCTGAAAACTGATGAGAGTACTTCCGCCTACAGTAATGTCAAAGGTGACATCTGGTTTAATGGTGGTGTAAGTAGACATAGGTTACGTATTTCCTTCAAAGATAATGACTATGACGCAAACAACACCGGTTGACCTAGTGTCAATCAAAGAAAAGCTGATCGAAAAACTGACACCGTCAGGATGGGCTCACAAGCTTCGTGGATTCGTCAAGAGTTCAGAGTTTGATACTATCCTGGAATCTCTCTATGTAGAAAGAGAAGATGGTAAACGATTTACTCCGCCTCTAAAGGATGTGTTTAAAGCGTTCTACGAGTGTCCGGAAAAAGATCTCAAAGTTGTCATCATCGGACAGGATCCCTACCCGCATTTCGGTGTAGCGGATGGGTTGGCATTCTCATGTGGTAACACACAGAAACCTCAACCCAGTCTGAAGAACATCTTTGAAGCTATCGATCTTACTGTATATCAAGGAGTTCCACAGGAACACAACCCGGATCTTACCCGGTGGGCTAACCAGGGTGTACTGTTATTGAACAGTGCACTGACAACTCAGGTAGACAAAGTAGGTACACACTACGCTATCTGGCAAGACTTCGTCATGTACCTGGTTGACATGCTGAATCTCACATCGTCCGGTCTAATCTTCATTCTTCTTGGGACTAAAGCTCAGGAGCTGGAGTCGGTTATCGGACAGAACCATTACGTACTGAAAGCCAGTCATCCTGCTTCAGCTGCGTACACGAAGACAACATGGGAGTGTAACGACGTCTTCAACGAGGTTAACCGTATCCTCACTAAAAACAACGGTTCGGATTTTCAAATTATTTGGTAACCAATTATTAAAACCCATAACATGGCAGTAACAAAGAAAGATCTGTACGTATCTCAGATCATCGACGACCTGAACAACGGAGTAACCTGGTTAAAGAAAGATGACCTTGGCTTCGGTTCCATCGAAGAAAAGTATGGAGCAAACGAGAAACAGATCATGGTTATTCGTAAACATCCTGCTCTTAAAGACGCAGAGACCAATGCTGTAATCTTTAACGTAATCGACGACACTAAAGATGAGAAAGCTCAAACCAAAAACACCAACACCGTTGTCGAGCCAGCAGCCGAAACACCACACAACAGCAATTTATCAGAAGAAGCTGGCGGAAAAAATAGTGTTAGCAGCACAAGCTCTACGGAGACGGTCGGTACAAACGAGTTCCTCTCCCTCTAATACCAGTTCTATGTCCTCAAGTAACAGATCAAGTAGACCGAGTCCATCAGATAGCGCTACTCTGTATCCAGTTGGTACATACATGAGGGGTAACGATGGATCTATCTACGAAGTGATGGAAACTAATAGTGGTGTAAAAAGATGGAAAGCAGCTGATCTTAGTAAACCAACTGTACAGCGCCATGTACCGTATTTAGATAGTGACGTAACAATTGTTAAACAGGGTTCTGGTATAGGAGATAATCATATTGGAGAAAAAGTAAAGCTAAAAGCTTTTCATCCAACTCATTACTCACGTAATCCTGGCTTTTTAGTTCATGAACCAGCTCCTTTTAACAGTAACCAAGGTAATCGTAAAGGATTATATGATGGTTTTATGGGTGCAGACTCATTTGACTTAACTAAACCTCCTGTTTATCCTACTACCACAACACCAACCTACGATCAATTTGACGTAGAGAAACTCAATCAACAAATTTCAAACATCAAACAAAAAACAATGTCTAAGAAACAATCTTTACCGGCTAAGAAAACTGCTCAAGAAGTACGTACAATCAACACGTCTTTGATCAATAAAGACGAAGTGTTCCGCATGTTGGCGTTGGCGGAAGCAACAGGCTTACCATGTCTGTTAGTCGGTGAACCCGGTGTGGCAAAGACTAAGACCGTTATTGACTACGCTAAAGCGTGGTTGAACAAAGACGGTACAATGGCTCCTCAAGACTTCATGAATAAGATCTACATGTTGGAGACTGACGAAGGTACCAAAGCTTCAGAGATCAAAGGTATGCCGGATCTGGGTAAGCTGTTTACCAACAACGTATACGAGCTCGCTGCTCCTATTGCTGACGCTGAGATCGTTATCATCAACGAGGTGGATAAAGCTAGCTCAGCTATCCGTAACGCCATGTTGGGTGTTATGAACGAACGTTTCTTGTTCAACGGTAAACACAAGATCCCTTGTAAGTGGAAGCTGTTCATTGCTACCTGTAACGAAATTCCTAAAGAAGAGGCTGACTCTCCGTTCTGGGATCGTTTCATGTTGAAGATGACAGTAAACCGTGTATCTGCCGGTGAGATGGTGAAGTACTACAAGCAGGGTGCTCGTAGCTACAAAGAAGTAATCAATGTACCTGTTCCTACACCTCAAGAAATTGAGAGCGTAAGTATCCCAGTTAAGAAGCTGGAGAAGTACCTGGAAGTAGGTTACACCAATTCTTCTGACCGTACACTGACTTTCGTACCAAAGCTGGCTCAAGCTGTAAGCTACATCTGGGATATCTCTGTAGATAAGGCCCTGGTGAAGACAGCTCAGATCATGATTGGTCAGACAGCTAGTTCTGAACTTCAGAATAAGCTGATGAGTCCAGAGCTGAAAGCTATTATGAGTAAGGTAGACATGTTGCACAGTCAGACTACCAACGAACAGTTGGAGTTGGCGATCGCTGAGATCGAAGCGCTGATCAACAGTTACACATCTCGTGGTATCCTGGATAGCGATCAGGTACAGGAAGTAGAGCTCTCTATGCAGTATATCCTGTCTAGCCACCCTGCACGTAAAGACTACCAGTCTGCAGAAGAGTTTGACAATATCCTGGAAGAAGCAGTAGCAACTCCTGATGCTACCAACCCTTTCTAAGTAAGGGGTTAGTACAGTTACAAGGTAATAGTAACTATTATCATAATCCAAAAACTGGAGATCTGTACAAATTACATAATGGAGAGTTGTTGCGGATAGCTTCTGCAACAACTCTTTAAACCCCAAACTCATGAGTAAAGGAAACAAACAATACAGAAACGTATACACAATCTTAGAGAAAGTAAAGAAAGGTGAGATCAGCGGTGACAGCTACTATGGTAGCCGTTATGGTACTGGTGGTCTATTCTCTAAGTTAGACTTTTACAAAAAAGACGACCTTATCAAACCACACATGCACTGGTTAGATGAGAGAAAGCTGGAAGGTGTGGTTGACGCAGCTGTTGAAGATCAGAAACTGATCAAACAAGAATACGACCACTGGGCTAAGCAAACCAGTTTTAGTAGACTTGGTGACCAGAAACCAGACTACAACGCCTACTACGAAAAAATCAAAGAAAAGTACCGGAAGATACCGAAGCATATGCTGAGGGACATCTTCAAGTTGTACTACAACCGTACAGAAAAGCTGGAGTTTGAAGACCGTACTGAGAAAAACGGCATGCGTTACAAGTTCCTGGAGAAAGCCAATAACCCTATTGGTAAGATTATGAGCGAACACTCCAACCTGAAGAGTTCTGTATTCACTCGTAACATGATGGTCTACTATCTGACTCAAATGGTTCAGATGGACTATGTCGATCCAGATGCCGGTAACGACATGCAGAATGGTCTGGGTGACAGCAGCGGCATGGGTAACGACGACATGAACAATCTGATGAACAAGATGAACTCTCCTACCGGTCAGAGTTCTCTGGATCGTATGATGCAGGATGCTCAACAGACCTGTAAGATGCTTGATGAAAGTATTGATCAGGAATTACAAGAACAGATGTTCGACCAGGCTAACTCATACACCGGTAATAAAGATGCCGGTAAGTTGAGTCCAGACTATCTGAGACAAGTTGCTAAGAACCTGGACAAGATCAGATTGTCTATGGGTTCTCTGAAACAGAAGATCAAAAAGTTGTTGGATAAAGCCGCCAGTACTTTTTCAGCCAATGAAATCGTAGAGTTTGAAGATCTCTTCAACGCTACAGATATCTCTGGTTTGGATGAGTATCATCTGCTTCACCCAAAACTTCGCAAGATCTTTGCTGAAGATGTCATGATTAAGACTATCAGGTACGCCGGTAAAATCGACGTGTACTTGGACATTTCTGGTTCTATGGGTAGTGGCTGTGGTATAAATAACGCTGAAAATAAACCTATCAGTTGTCTAGACTTCGGTAAAGCTATGATGGCCAAATTGAAAGAGATGGACATGTTGAACGACGTATACCTCTTCAATAGTCGACTTAAGAAGTACAGAAACGATCTGTTGAGTATTTCTATGATCGACACTGACGGTGGTACTGACATCGACGTAGCTGTAAGGAACATTGTAACAACAGGTAAGAACGCTCTAGTAATCACAGATGCTGAAGACCGTTGTTCTATATACAGTGATAAAGCGTTCTTTATCGGTGTTCAGGGAGCCAACTTCCGTTACTTCGATAGTAGTGTCATGGAACAATACGCTCAAAGACAACAATGTATCATCTTCAACGGTACAACTATTGAAAACGTTGGTCCAGATGGTCGAGTAATTAAACCAAAAGAGAGGGTGTTCTAACCCTCTCTTTCTTAATCTTTTTCTTATGGAACTATACCGTATCAAAAACATCAAGACCGGTCTTTTCTCTAAAGGAGGTATGGATTGTGATAAAGACAACACAACATACAGATGGAGTAAAAAGGGTAAGATCTGGACCGGTATTGGTCCACTTAAAAGTCATCTACGTCAGTATGTAAATGACAATGAGTACTCTAAAAAATACAAAAACAACATCCCAGAAGAGTGGATAGTTGTCAAACCTAGTAACGGTGACTGGGTAGAACACTGTAAAGCGAGATCACTGTATCCCGAAACAAAATATCAAACACCATGATTGAAGTAGTAGACTGGATAGACTATCCCAAAAAAGGAGAGTATCCAGAAAATAACGCAGGTGGTCTGGGAGGCTGGGTGGATGGAGAAAGCTTTGAAGAATACTTGGAAGAGTATGGTTCCTCCGTACATCCTTACTTAGAAGCCATCCGTAAAGACGTGGTGGCTAAATCACTCCGTCTCACCGGTGAACAGCACCAACACCATCCCAATGGAGTGCCTCTGTTCAATGACGGTACAGTGTCTCTATTCTCTTATAGAGCATGGGGAGACCTTATGGCCGCTATCTGGAACTCAGAGGAAAAGACAGACCAGTACCAGTATATGGATTTCTACATGTAAATAATCTATTATGAAAACTATTGTAATTGGAGACATCCACGGACGTACAGTCTGGAAGTTGATTATCCAGACTGAAAAGCCAGACTTTGTCATCTTTATGGGTGACTACTTTGATAACAAAGACGGTATCAGTGCTGTAGAACAGCTCCACAACTTCCTGGAGATTGTTGCGTACAAGAAAGAGAACTCAGACAAGTGTGTTCTTTTGTTAGGCAACCATGACTTAAGTTACTGGCCCGGTATCTACGGAGCTGGTGTATCTGGTTATCAAGCTGGAGCTGCAGCTAGTTTCACACAAGCTTTGTTAGAAAACAAAGAGTACTTACAAATGGCGTACGGTGACGGAGAACGTATCTACACTCATGCTGGTGTAAGTAAAGTGTGGCTAGAAGCAAACGGTTGGGGAGACGACGCTCCTATCGTTCCGTTTGTCAATGAGTTATGGGAGTATAAACCTTTAGCTTTTGAGTTCAACGGCATTGATCCTTACGGTGATAGTGTCACTCAAGGACCAACATGGATCAGACCACGCTCACTGATGAAAAGCTGGCAGAAAGATAAAGACAAACCTACTCAGGTTGTTGGTCATACTCAGGTATTAAAGATTGATCTGGAAGGTACTAAGAAGTGGACTAACGGTAAGCTCATTATGGTTGATGCCCTTGGTACATCTCAGGAATATCTGATCATCAACGACGGAGAAATATCTGTCGGTAAATACTTAAGCCCATGGAGCAAGAACTAAAAACCTTGCTATAAAAATAAAGGGGAGCTAACTACTCCCCTTTTTCTAATTTTCTGATCACCTTACTCAAACAGAAGTAGACCAGCCAGAAAAATCCTGATATAAAGTAAAACACCAGGATCGCTGACCAATAGTCTTTGGTAATCTGCGTAAGCTTGTACAACAAAACGTCGTACCCCAACGGTAAGAAGAACATCGCTAGGATCAGGCTCAGATCTTTCAGCTTCTGTAATTTGTTTACTGTCACCTTCCATGTGTTTTAGTATTGATTAACGACCCTGTCCTCTGTATTTAGAGACAGCTTTCTTTTTTGGACCACGAGACTTGGTGGCTTTACCACCTTTTCTGCGACCGAACGTGGTTTTTCGGTTGTCACTGCTTAGTTTAGCCATGAGTTTTTTGTTTCAGTTTAAGACGAGAGATCTCAGCATCAACAGCTTCCTTTGTATCTACTACAAAGACCTGAAGCTTAGTTACGATACGACTAGGTGAAGGATCAGCTTCAAGAACTTGACTCACCTTTTTACCGTCGTGTACCAGGACCCACTTGTTAACTATAACAGTGTCCACAGTACCTAATGAATTAGCTTGTACGTACATAGGGTTAAATTGTTGGAGGGGTATAAGTTACTGTTTCAGCTCCTCTAGTTATAAGTTCTTCTAACAGAGCAGCAATACCTTCTGGTACAGGAGGTAGCTCACTCATATACAACTGACCGTTCCAAAGAGTGGTTCCGTTTGTACCGTCAAGATCAACCAGGAGCTGTACAAAAGTTTCAATAGACTCCCAGTCAATTGTTTCACTATAACCAAAAGAAATACTATAAGGCATCTCTTTAGCTTCAGTGTCTACTGTTAACGTTTGCAGTCTAACAGGTAATGTAAGAGCAGTCCCTTCGTTAACATCAAAGTATTCTCTGTATGTAAACTTGGTTTGAGAAACATCTACATCCATGAGAACATTACCTCCCCATTGATTATTGATATATAACTCATCAAGAGTACAACCTGGTGACTTTACTAACACTGTACCTGACTGTTCGGGAGCGTAAAAAAGTTCAACTGATAAGGATCCTACAGTAGTATGAGCTGGAATCAATCCTGTTAGATCAAGATGATCTTCTGTAACAACGTAGTTATTCAGACGGTACTGTATGTCTTGAATGTAAACCAGATTGTTTCCTTCAATAGCTTGAAAAGTTGGACAGTCTTCAATACTGATTGATGCGCCAGTATAACTGTTTGAAGGAAAACCGATATACTTCACTTCATCAGACATTGTTATTTTCTCAAGTGCACTACAATTATTAAAGTTCCAGTTATCAGAGTCAAATGGTTCATAAGTAGATGTAAACTCTGTACCTTTTATTTTCACCTCTTTGATACGTGGGGTAATTCCTTCATTATTACCCCATACATTTAAACGTATTCTTGATACGTCAAAGAAAGTCCTACCTGTAATCTGATAAACACTTAATTGAGAGTTATAGGTAAATATGTCTTTTTGGTAAGAAGCGTCAATACTAACACTTTCTTCCACAGGAGCATTGTTCTCTGTAATAAACTCAACACCAATAGGTGGTCTAGTGTTTACAACGTCCAATACTGATCTACGTACTTCAGGACGTCTGAAGAAAGTACGTATAGAATCTCCTAAGTAAAAGGCAAGACTTTTCATTCTGATATGTTAAGCTTCGTTAGTAGATAATGAACCGTTACCGGCAAGAGTAATGACACGTACGTTAGCCGGTTGAGCTGTGTACTGAGGACGTCTAGCCTGAGACAGACGAGACTTAGCAATACGTACTACATTCACCTGGTTACCCTGGTTACCACCGAGTACATGGTATGCTGTAGCATCTTCTCCAACATAGAAACCTACGTGACCACCTGACTGACGAGTGAACGTAAGTACGTCACCCAGCATAGGAGTGGTAACACGTACACCGAAGTTGTTCCAGTTAAGCGCCCACAGAGGGTCTTTTACCACTGGACGACCAGCACGGTGCATTACGATAGCAGCGAAGAGTCCACACCAGGGAATCTCATCGTTGACATACACTTTCTCAAGACCAACTTCTTTGGCCCAACCCATGATAACCGGGTTGTGTTTTGAACCTACAGTCTCAGTGACACCGTAGAGTTCCATAGCTTTTAACAAGTGACGTGGAGCTTCTTCCTGAAGCAACCACTGGTACGCCTTTGGTACTTTCATAGGTTAGGTTTTTATTCAGCTGGAGGAGCTGTTGGCTCAGACTTACCAGCTACGCGGTTTGAAAACGTGGTAAGCGATAAAAGAGCAGCGATAAGACCAGCTTCCAAACCAAGAAGCATAGCTACGTCTGCATAAGACTTACCTATCTCCCACTCTGTAATACAGTGGTGGGTGTTGTAGATGAAATCCACAGAGAAAGCCAAGGCTAATACTCTACGGATAGACACCTTCTTACTAGTACCCAACCACATAGGTTCGAGGTACTTGAAAATCTGTTTCATAAGCAATCGTTGTAAGGGTTATCGGAGTTTGATCTTCCAGTAGGAAGACACTCCGTAAGTGAGTTCGGAGTTAAATACTCCTATGTTACCACCAAACACGCGGTCCTTTCTGTCTTTGTACAGAAGACCTACGTTTGCTCCGCTGATAGGAGCTTTCTGGTTACCCCAGATTCCACCCCCGACATAAAGCTGTCGTGTGGATTTATATGGTTCGTGTATAGTGATGGTAGTGGTTTCCTTTATCACCGGATACTTGAGGTCATAAGTCAATGACCTACCGGTGATCACGTTGGATACCACTGTATCTTTCACGGTTATAGAACCGATCGTATCAATTTTGAACTTTTGCTGGTATGTGTGTCTGCTGTAATAGCGATCACCCAGCTCAATATATCTGTCAAAGAGGTACTTGTATGTACTGTCTTTGAGCTTTATACTATCTCTCCAGCTTGTATCTACTTTAGGAGGAGCTGAAGGTTTTGGTTTACCATAGAAGGTATCAACTTTTGTAACCCATTGAGTATCAACTACTCTTACTGTATCTCTTTTGGGTGCCGGTGTATTAGAACTACCGGTACCACACCGTTGTAAGAACACAATAATAAGTAAGACCAGTATCACTACTGTCTGTACACTAAGCAGTTGTATTGGGTTTTTTCTTGACATACTCTAGTATTTTCTTTTGTCGAGTATCGAGGTATAAATCAGTCACAACACGGTCATCGGATTTGGGACCAGGTGTAATTGGAAGTGGACTTTTTGATAAAGACGCTACTTTCTTGGTCCCTTGACGAAAAAAATCAATCTGTTTTTCAATGTTGTCTATCCTGGTCTTGTCAATATTAGACTGAGCCATCAGAGACTTGACGTCGTTTTTGATCTCCTTTACGTCGTTCCAGATGATTGTACCCAGTATGGCTACTAGCGTTGGAAAAAGCCACACTTTGATCTGATTCGCAGTCTGATTTGCTGTCGCCATCTCTCTTTACAGTTTATTAAGCCACGGAATATTATGCTGGTAACTTAAACTCAACCACATCACCGGCTGGTTTCTTCAGACTAACAATCAAACTGTTAGGAATAATGTTGCCTTTCTTGTCAACACGGACGAAGTATCTCAGACCGTTAGGATTGCTTTGACCACCAGCAGCAGTTACCGCTGGAATCTCCAAAGAAGTCGCCGGTACCTTGTCAGCAGACATCATAGTACCTGGTATAGGCCAACCAAGAGCGTCCTTCTGTGCGTAAAATTTTTTAGCCATAGTTAGATAGTTGAAAGATGGTAAACTTTTAAGCTGTAGATCTTTGATACAATCTACAATATAATATACGACTTTTTGTAGAACTTACCTATATTTGTAGAACTAAACCTGTGAAGTTTATGGAGACTAGCTACTACGCTATCAGACTGGAACAAAAGTTAATCCAGGAGTTTAAAACAAAGTTCAGAGAGAAGATCGGTTACGAACCAGTTGTAATGACAAAGGTCCATATGGATGTCATACAGGACAACCAGGTAACGCATATACCGGTGCTTACTCTACAGGAGCTGTTGGAAAAGTTCGAACCGTTCCTACCCGAGGTTTACGGCTACACTTTCAGACTCCAATCAAAGAGTCGCAAAAGAGAGTTAGTAGATCTTAGAGCGATGTACTGCAGGATCGCTAAGTCAATGAAGTATCCACTATCTCAAATCGGAAAAGTACTGGGTGATAGAGATCACACTACCGTAATTCACGCTTTACGCATGTTCGACGGACAGATGAAGTACAACCCGGCTTTCAAAGACCAGTTCAACCGTATCCTGGAATCAATAAAAATCTATCCTAATGAGTCACCAGATCTGGATGTCCTTAATCAAGAACCAAGTGAGTCCGAACCAGCTTTACTTCCTTGATTGTTGCCGACATAAGATAAAACCCACTGGTATTGTTAATGCCGACGCTGAAAGAGTGTTGGCAGTTCGTAAGGGTTATCTCACCGAAGAAGGTGTACTGACCCACCAAGCTCTTCAGCTACTGGAAGAGTTTGAGACTTTCCTGGTTAAAACCAAGAAAAAAGTAGCCACAGAAGTCCTGGGAGACAACTTCCTGGAACGTATCAAAGAGTACCGGGAGATCTTTCCGGCCAAACGTTTACCCCACGGCGAACTGGCTCGACAGACTGTACAGGAACTCAAAGACAAGTTCATCTGGTTCTTCAAGACCTACCCGGATTTTTCCTGGGAACTGGTCCTGGAAGCTACAGACTACTATGTCTTTACAAAATCCAAGGAAGACTTCAAGTTCATGGCTACCAGCTCTTATTTTATCCAGAAAACAGACATGAAAACCAAGGTCGTCAAGAGTTTGCTGGCGGACTACTGTCAGGCTATTGTAGACGATCCTGAGATCCTAAAATCCTAGAAAAATCTTGTAGAACTATTTGGAGTTCTACATTGAGTTCTCTATCTTTACAGACTTCAAAACACACTACACATGTCTACAGAAACACCTTTTGAGCAAGAGCTCAGAGAATTATTCGAAAAGCTTCCTTTCGATGCAGAAACGACCAAAGCTGTTGACCCCGCGCTTGGTGAAGTTCGTTTGATCAACTTCAAAATCCTGAAACAAATCGTTGAGAACTACATGACTGCGGCCTATACCAAAGGTCTGGAAACTGCAACTAGTTCTGCGTTAGTAAACCCGTATTAAGGATGAGTACAACAAAGAAATACGGACGTAAAAGCTACGTTGACATGCTCAACAAGGGTTTGGTCTACGTAGAAAAAAGACGCACTGGTAAAATCAAGAGTTTAGCTACTCCTTGGAAAGGTCTCAATGACGCTAGCGTAGGTGGCTTAGAGTGGGGAAGTCTCTTCACCCTCGGAGCAAGACCAGGTTCTGGTAAGACTATGTTCGTGTCTCAGATCTTAAGGGAAGCTAGAAAACTCAACCCCGACCAGCATTTCAACATTCTAGAGTTTCAGCTGGAAATGGGAGAAGAACAGTACGCATCTCGACAATTCGCCGGTGAAACCGGTAAAGGATATGGAGAGATACTCAGCGCTACTTCACCGATTGATACGTTTACGATTAATCAAATGAACTCTTACATCCAACATTGTAAGCAAATGGAGGATACAGGGTATCAGCGTGACGTTGTAAACGATTCACTCAACAGTAAAGAGATGGAAGAAGTAATCTTCGAGACTTACATCGAGTACGGTAGTAAGCCAATGATCATTACTATTGACCACTCTTGGCTAATCAAGAAACTCTCAAACGAAAAAGACAAGTTTGAAACTCTGTACAACACTACAGAGATGCTGATGAACGTCAAGAAAAAGTTACCGGTGATTATCATTATGATCACCCAGCTTAACCGAAGTATTGACGAGCCACTCAGACGTCAACCTTGTTCTTTAGGTAACTATCCTACCAGTTCTGACATCTTCGGTGGTGACG